ATATCACAAACCCACCATCCATATTCGCCGACTTTTACCACAGCGATTGCAGTGTTGTCAAGTTTCTTATTTTTAGTTTTCTTGCCTACCTCTTCAAAGCCCGCGAGGTCAATGGCAACATAGTAATCACCAGTAGTCGGCTCTTCCTCGTCAAACTTTATCCAATCCTCCTTGAACATCTCAGAGCCTCTAGCTTCAAACGAAGCCATGAATTCCTGTCGGAATGCGTAGGAGGACATGGATTTCTTGGCTGCATCTATCTCCGACTCATCCAAGAGGTTGTTGTCGTAACTGGTGAAGTGCCATGCTTTATAGGTCTTGTCTTCGCCTAAACTGGCTAGTTTGTAGAGTTCATAGAAATGATTTCTACCCATTGGTGTGCCTATAAACAAAGCCTCTCCTTTCAGGTCTGTCAACGCAGGTCGGAGTATAAGTTCCCAAACGTCTGGTTTCATGTCTGCGTATTCGTCCATGACCAGAAACTTGAGGCTTACACCGCGCATAGTCTCAGGTCTGTCCGCACCTTTCAAGCTGATAGTTGTGCCATTGATTAACCTGACTTGCATATTGTTAACATGGGAGTTTTCTATTACTGGTCGTCCTATCTCTAGGAGCAAGTTCCACATAATGTCTCGTGCTTGGCCTTGGGTTGGTGCGACATAGAACACCTGACCCTTATCTGACTTCAGGGCGTTGACTATCAAAAGATAGGCCGCAAGACGAGACTTACCCGTCCTACGGCCTGCAGCAACTACCTTGAAACGTGTAGGGTCGTTCCAGACTTCCTTCTGCCAATCAAGGAGACTTATGTTTAGATTCATTAAGTACTCTCTTATCCTTATCCCTTATCCTTTTCTCTTGTTTCTATACCCATTGCATACCCATTGCATAGGGTATCTATACCCTTTGGATAGGGTATGCTATTACTTTCTCTTAGCTTTCTTTTTTTTAGCAGCAGCTCGTTTTGCTGCCGCCATTCCGTCAGCGGTATAAGGGAATTTTTTCTTACCAACACTAGGCATAGTATTCTCCAAATCTAATCATATAGGTGACTTCCATAGCTCGTTGACCTACTTGGGTAGCCCACAGCGAATCTAGGAATTCATCCGCTGCGTCCTCGTAATCCCGTACTTCCATAGCTCGTAAAGCCAGTTTGAACTTCCTCAACCTTGATATGCCAAGATTGAAGCATAGGTTTATCATAGCATCCTTTCTTACTTGATCGAGGTCTTTATACCACCTAAAGGAGTTATCCAGTTCTTCCTCGCATCTACGGATGTCATTCTTCAACAGATAGTAGATTTCGTCATGGGATAGACCTACGTCATCTAGGTTACGTCCTACGCCTATAGTTAGGACACCAACAGAGTCTTCGTACGGTTTGGTTCTCAAGCCCTCATGTTTAACAAGCAGATCAATCAAGTTCTTCATGGTCAATGACCTCGCCATCTATGCTAGGCATATCTGTTACGCCAGAGATAGTAATGTTAACCGTTGGTCTACCGCCCATCTTATCCTTGTCGAATGCACTGACAGGCAAGACCCTATCTACAATCAGCTTCCATGCAGCAGCTTGGTTCTTATGGTCGTCATCCATAGCCGCCCTGTATATCGCATTGAGTACGGCAGGCGTATCTCTCCTAGCCAAGAACCTTTGCTTCATCTCCTGCATAGCGGAGTGGTCACCCTTGGGTCGTCCTCTGCCCCGCTTCTCTGGGATCAGTTCGGATTTACGGGGTCTACCACGCTTACGCTTTACGGGCAGGTCTTCTGTAGTGTTGTCTGTGTTGTCTTCCATTACATCTTCGTCACTGTTGGTTGATTAAAAGTTAAGCAATTAAACCATGATTTATTATATTACGCCAACATTTAGCCAAATGCGCCATTTGTGCGGGATGTGGAGGATTTGTGTTTTGCTTTTTTTTCTAATTTGGCCTGCTGCAAATTTGGGGGGCAACTGAATAAAACGCGCGCGCCGTAGCCCTACCCCCGTCCCCGCTTTTGACCCCGCTTGCCGGATTGATCGAACGAGCGTTCGCTTTATCTCAGAGCTGAGAGGATGCCTTCACTGCCTGCTGGTATCAGAGAGACAGACTCAACGGGCAGGGGTGAGGGTCAGCGCAGCAACCAATACAGACCCCCCCATCACCCCGTCACCAGATCACCAGATCACCCGATCAACCCATCACCCAATCACCTACTCATAACCCAGTCTGATACGACACTCAAAATTGATACAAAATGATTCCAATTAGTTGTTGTAATTAAATACAACTAAACTATACTGACCACAAGTTGTTAAGGATGACAGCTACCAGCTAGGGGTCAGGGTGACCCGCCACGGTTGAAGCGTACAGATGCCTCTCACCAGTGATAGCAGCGACAGCGGGTAGCGAGTGCAACGGCGCACTATAACGGTCGGACTGTGGCGGGAGTCCTTGGTAGGGGCGACACTCTCTTGTGAGTAGATCAATACGGAATCAGTCTAGCAAACTGGTGAGAGGGCTGGCAGAGCATCAGCCAGTGACCGATACAAATCGGACAGTTGCATCAACTGAGCGCGTTCTACCGAGCGCGTTCTACTGAATCAACTGGGAGGATAGCAAATGAGAGACTTAAGAGTAGTTTTTGACGATGGCGGGAATTGGTTCGCTGGGCTGATTGTAGCCGAGCACCTAAACGATGACACTAGAACGCTAGTGAGAGTCGATGCCGAATTCGCTGACCCTGACGGGTGCGCGGAGTTTTGGGTAAATAACGGGTACCTATACCCAGAAAATGAACTAGAAGCGGAGGACTTTTAACCATGGCTAAATTTGACGCATACCAAGAAGTGACAGACAAAATTTTACAACTGATGGAGGAGCACGGCACCGATTGGGTAAAACCGTGGAAAAGTGACGGCATCGCAGGAATGCCATACAGCATAGGCACTGGCAAGGCATACCGTGGAATTAATACGGTCATGCTTTGGTCTAGCGGATTCGCAGACCCACGGTTCGGAACCTTCAAGGCATGGCAAGCGAAAGGCCATAAGGTTAAGAAGGGATCGAAGGGAACTAAGATCGTATTCTTTCAGATCAACGAATACGAAGACAAAAAGACAGGCGACAAGAAGCGCATACCAATGCTGCGAATGAGCACGGTCTTCAACGCTGCGCAAGTAGAGGATGTCGAGCCACTGCCTACCGCCGAACCATTGCCAGAAGTCGAGCGCATAGCTAAGGCCGAGGCGTTTATCAAGAACACCGGAGCGCGATTCGAAGAAGTAGAGGGATTCGATTCTGCCTACTTCGCACCGAGTGCAGATCTAATAAGAATGCCCGCCGCTGCGCAGTTCGATGAGATCGAAGAGTTTTACAGCACGGCAATGCACGAATTGACTCACTGGACTGGTCACGCATCGCGCCTCGATAGACTCAAGCGCTGCGGGTTTGGCTCAAGCGAGTACGCAAAGGAGGAGCTAGTCGCAGAGATGGGTGCAGCGTTCCTATGCGCTGATCTAGGCATCAGCAACACGCCAAGGCCAGACCATGCCAAGTATCTAAACAACTGGATGCGTGGCCTTAAGAATGACAAGAAACTAATCGTGCAAGCAGCAAGCCATGCAGCCAAGGCAGCGCAGTACCTGCACGATTTACAGAAAGCAGAGAGCGAGGCCGTCTCTGAGGCAGCGTAACTTAAACGCCCCCGCAAGGGGGCATTACTAAGGAGATACACATAATGGATAAAACAACACTAATAGCGATCCTTATGGTTGTTCGCCATATGCAAAAAGTATATCAGCAAGAGGATATAGAGCAGCAGACTGATTACACGATGGGTAAACAAATAGCCGTCGATCAAATTGTCGAGATGCTTCAAGACACAATCGACTCACACGCTAGATAAACACAATCGCCCCTAGCAACAGGGGCATCACTGAGGGTGTTGTAAAGACACACTTGCATCAGCTTATGGGTAAATAGTGAGACCTCGGTCTATAGACTATAGTCAACATCGTTCCCCGTCTGGCAGCAGGCTAGAACCCTGTGGTGCAGGTGTGTCCTTTCAGCATCCTCTAAATCAAGGAGAACGAAATGGAATTTAATAACAACGAAACCTATATTCTACTGGAGCTACTTCACGCTGCAATAAACGGTTTGATGGAAGACTTAAACCAAGAAGGACTCAGCGAGCACGGCGCAACGGTACTAAGCAGAAGGCATAACGATCTACATCGAATCAAGCGAATCATAGAGGAGAAATCATAATGGGAATCTATATCTACACACTGAGACAGAAGCGAAACATCAAAGGACTGGAGGTTTACAAGGCCAAGTTCAGCCAAAGGATGAGCAACACAGGATGGGACAGCGAAGAGGCTCGCGCCCGTGAGGCTAAGATCTGGTCAAAGGAGCAGGACAGGTTCGAGGATAAGCCGCTGTTTGTTTTTGATTTCAAGCACCTAGAAAAAGTATATAAGAAATCTGACACCCAAGGTTATTTCTACGACTGCGCTAAGTTCGGCGAGCATTACGGATGGCTCATGAAAATAGGCAGAGCATACCAAGTCATTACTGTCGATCAACTGGATGAGCATGTCCGCAGCATGTCAGTGTTCAAGGACTTTAAAGATCTGATTGCAGGAACTGGCTCTCATTACAGGCCAACAATATCTAAGCGTCAAGGCTCTATGAATGTGGTATTGGCTGACATATTCGATGACCACTACAACGAAACGGGGCCTTGGATTAATCCAGAGAACGGGGAGGTATCACCCTACGGGAGAGGCCGAGACCCTAAAACAAACAAGCCGTGGCAAGCTCAGACTCAAGCATACAGGGGGTAACACTATGACATTTACAGCAAGAGATATTGACGCAGAGCTAGAGGCTTTGGTCACGGAAGAAACCATCCAACAATACCAACAAGCAGACGACAAGATGGCGTTGTGTCGTCTACTGCTAGTGACCAATGGGTTGGGAGTAATACTAGCTGATTGCTTGGAAGAATTATTTTACACAACAGTAAGACAGATGAGGAATTGAAACAATG